TTTTAGGCTCCTCAAATTGCGAAAAGAATTGCGCGGATCGCTCGATATCGGCTCGCTCCGTATTGACGGAGATTCCAGTATGCGAAGCGGATCCCGTGGATTTGGATCGTTTTGTGAAGGTTGAGCGGGTGCGATTCAGTTAAAAGCAGTGAATACATTTTTAGGCTCCTGAAAGTGCCGGGGGGATTCCCCGGCGGTTGGTTTTATTTGGCGGCGGGTGACAATAAAGCGGTTAATTGCCCAACGGTGCTTTCTGTGTAATTGCCATTTATGAAGGCGTAGAATTTGACACCTTTTGCGGTAGTCAATACACCGATGGCGGGGTGCAGATTTTGTGGGACTTGAAATTTTTGAACATTTTCGGCATCTAGTTTTGCCCAACGGATTGCTTCAGAGGCGGATTGCTGGTGGCGGGCTTTAACTACATCTGAAAGGTAAATTTTCTTAGTGCTGATCATTTCCATTGTGTTATCTCCTAGCAGGTGGTTGTGTGGGTATGTCCACAGGTGAGAGTATGAGGCATATTGACTGTCAATAGTTCAATATATCCCACAAAATTCTTGTGAGTATTTTTTGACCAGTTGGGCGGGGGCGATCGGCGGCCGGGTCTTAGCCGAAGGCGAACAGGTTGCGTTCTTCACACAGAGGGAGATAGAATCACGCGATTGAAATCCTCAAGGCGTACCTATGAAAAAGTTAAGCAGAAAAGAAATAAGAGAGGGGCTAGAGTCTGTCCCAATGGAGGCTGTTCTAATGGGGGCGGCCAGTAAGGGAGAGAAGCGTCTCACAGCAAAACAGCGAGAGTTTGCCCGTCAGATCGCACTAGGTGAAACGAAGGCCGGGGCGTATCGCAAGAGCAGGGAGAGCAAGGCTAAACCGGCGAGCGCATCGAGGGAGGGTCAGGAGTTAATGAAGAACCCCGCCATAGCCTCGCAGGTGGAGGCGTTTAAGGCGGCATTTGAGGCGCAGAAATATGCAACCCCTGCTCATTTGAGGGCGTTGACTATTCACGAGTTGACCAAGCACGCGCTGAACGAGGAGTTTCCCCCGGCGCAGAGAATGAAGGCCCTCGAGTTACTGGGCAAGATCACCGAGGTCGCGCTCTTCACCGAGCGGCGGGAGGTTGTTCAGGTGACCGACGCATCGCAAATCAGGGAGCGGCTCATGGCGTCGCTACGGCTTGCGCTAAATAGCGAGGCCATTGATGTCGAGGCTCGATCGGCCGACGACCTACTGGCTGAGATCTCAGGCGGTAACATTGAAACCCCGGCAGAGGGGGAGGCCATCGAGAATGCCGAGGCCGCGACCCCACCGGGGGGTGACCCCCTAGACGCGCCGCATGACACACCAGCCTATATGCATAGTAATCCACACATTGAATCGGCTCACCTACCCGATGTTTCCAGCCCATCTACAAAAGCCATATCGGGGACAGATTGAACTTGTACCATACAGTAACTATAACAGGTGTTATAGTGACAATAGTCAATGAAATCAATGACTTACGGGAAAAAAGCCTGTTACAGGGGGGTGGGGGGTGTGTTTTTTGGGCAGGTTTTAGGGGGTTTGGGATATAGAAATGCCCCCCTTATCTTTTTTAAATAAAAAAGTGGGGGGGGGTATATTTTTGGAGAATGGTATGACGCCAGCGCAGAAGGAAATATTTTTGGTTATTGATGAGTGGTGGAGGAAGTATGGTTTCGGTCCTACTATCGATGATGTTCTATTGGTGACTGGGGAGAAGTCTAGAGGGAATGTATCGAGAAAGATGTGGAAGTTGGTTGAGTTAGGACTCTGCCACGGGGTGAGGAGGCGGCCGCGTTCGATTCGGCCAAAGGGGTTAAGGGTGCGTAACATTGAATAAGATATTTGATTTAATAAACGCCCTTCCAGAGGGGGAGCGTGAGTCTTTACTTCAAATGGCGCAGCAGTATTCTGATGCGGTTATGAGGGAGCGAGGGCAAACTAACTTTATGTCGTTTGTAAAGACTGTATGGCCTGCCTTTATACACGGAAGGCATCACGCTGTTATGGCTAAGAAGTTTGAGGAGATAGCCGAGGGAAAGATTAAGAGGTTAATTATCAATATGCCACCCCGGCACACTAAGTCTGAGTTTGCCTCCTACTTATTGCCTGCTTGGTTTTTGGGTAGGTTTCCAAATAAAAAGATTATTCAGTGTTCAAATACAGCCGAACTAGCCGTTGGCTTTGGTCGTAAGGTGCGAAATCTAGTGGACGGTGAGACTTACGCCAAGATATTTCCCAATGTATCTCTGAGACAAGACTCTAAGGCCGCTGGCCGTTGGTCAACTAACGCCAATGGAGAGTACTTTGCTATCGGTGTTGGGGGTACGGTTACTGGTAAGGGCGCGGATCTTCTAATTATTGACGACCCGCACTCTGAACAAGAGGCCGCACTGGCCGCATCAAACCCTGAAATCTACGATAAGGTCTACGAGTGGTACTCCTCTGGTCCACGGCAGCGTCTTCAGCCGGGTGGAACGATCATTGTCGTTATGACTCGGTGGGGAAAGCGGGATTTAACAGGCCAAGTCTTGAAGGCCGAGGGTCAAAGGGGCGGGGAGTCGTGGGAGGTTATCGAATTCCCAGCGATTTTGCCATCTGGAAACCCTTTATGGCCCGAATTCTGGCCTAAAAACGAACTTGAAGCCCTAAAGACTGAACTTCCTAACTCAAAATGGCAATCTCAGTACCAGCAGAACCCTACCTCCGAGTCTTCAGCGATCATAAAACGGGAATGGTGGAAGGTTTGGGAGAATGAAGACCCGCCACGCTGTGACTTTACCCTTATGGCATGGGATACCGCCTTCGAAGCGACGAACCGGGCTGACTATTCAGCCATGACCCTATGGGGAGTCTTCGAACATCCCGACGATACTGGGGTTTATCAGACCAATATTATTTTGCTCAATGCCTTTAGAGACCGAATGGAGTTTCCAAAACTAAAAAGAGAGGCGATTGATCAATATAAAGAGTGGGAGCCGGACAGCGTGATCATTGAGAAGAAGGCATCTGGCGCTCCTTTGATATATGAACTCAGGGCGATGGGGATGCCGGTGCAGGAATTCACCCCGGTTAGGGGAAATGACAAAATTACCCGCTTAAACGCCGTGTCAGATCTGTTCGCTAGTGGTAGAGTGTGGGCACCGAACACCCATTGGGCAGAAGAAGTGATTGACGAGGTTGCATCTTTCCCCGCAGGCGAGCATGATGACTATGTTGATACCGTATCCCTTGCGTTGATGAGATTCCGCAAGGGCGGGTTTATTCGTACTAATTTAGACGAGCCGGAAGAGCCGGAATACTTTAGACGTAAGTTTGAGGGATATTATTAATGGAACTGCCGGGATACGATCCTTTTTATAAGTTGCCAGATGCAGAGCGTCTTTATAGAACCGAAAGGGGTTCTACCTATGCTCACTTTAAAGACCAAACTTCTCAAAGAAATAGGAGTGGGGAGAATCATAAAGACAAAACAACTGGCTTACAGGATAGGTCTCTCAAAACTATTTATATGGAACCAAAGGCATTAAATGCTATTGGCACTTGGTTGCAGGATGAAAATACATCTACCAGACTAAAACCTGTTTTGGACGCAGAGGGAAAGCAAACAGGCAGGGCACAGGTTCAAATAGTGGAGCCACATACATATCAACCCACTAAATTAGAAAATGGTAAGTTTGTAAAAGCAGGGCCTCCAGTAACTTATGAGGCAGGAAGAATAGTTGCCGAAGTTCCTTATGAAAGAACTCCGGTAAAGGGTTATCATCCGGTTGAAATTTTTAACAGTGAAAGCCCAAAAGGAAACAAAGGTACCGGTGTTCATTTTGGTTCTAAAATTACTGAAATTATGAAAAGAACCGGTGGTGGTGGCGGTGGTGGCGGCGGATCTTTAATGCAAGCAGATCCAAAACAACTTGGCGGCACAAAAATAGGACCAAAAATGGCTACTGGCGGGAAAGTTAATATGCCAGAAAATTACTCCACTGGTCGCTGGCGATTAATTTAAGGACAAACTATGGCAATTGATAAAGCAATAGGGCAAGCCCCGATGGGGTTGGATGAAAATTTACTGCTCGGGCAAGAAATGGAGCCTGATATTGAAATTGAGATAGAAGATCCCGAACGGGTAAGTATTGAGGCAGGTGGTATAAAGATTGAGATTGAACCGGGTGAAGAAGATGATGATTTCAACGCCAACCTCGCTGAAGAAATGGACGAGGGTGAGTTAACTGAAGTATGTAACGACTTACTTGGCGATTTTGAGGACGATACATCTAGCCGCAAAGACTGGATGCAGACTTATGTAGACGGCCTAGAGTTACTAGGCTTAAAGATCGAAGACCGGACTGAGCCTTGGCCCGGAGCCTGTGGTGTTTACCATCCCCTGCTATCAGAGGCGCTGGTTAAGTTTCAGGCTGAGACGATCATGGAGACCTTTCCATCATCTGGCCCGGTCAAGACCCAGATCATAGGCAAAGAAACCCCAGAGAAAAAGGAAGCCTCTATTCGTGTCAAGGATGACATGAACTATCAGTTAACCGAAGTAATGGTTGAGTACCGCCCAGAGCATGAGCGTATGTTATGGGGCTTGGGTCTGGCAGGTAATGCGTTCAAAAAGGTGTACTTTGACCCCAGCCTTGATCGTCAGGTATCTCTGTTTGTTCCTGCGGAGGATGTCGTGGTTCCATATGGCGCCTCAAACATCCAGACCTCCCAGCGCGTAACCCATGTAATGCGTAAGACGGAAAACGAACTACGCAGACTACAGGTGGCTGGCTTTTATCGTGACATAGACCTTGGTGATCCAGTTGATTCATTCGATGAGGTTGAAAAGAAGATCGCTGAGAAGATGGGCTTTAGTGCCTCATCCGACGATCGGTACAAGATCCTTGAGATGCACGTTGACATCGATCTCCCCGGGTACGAGGACAAAGACGAAGATGGGGAGCCGACGGGTATTGCTCTGCCTTACGTTGTTACTATCGAAAAAGGTACCCAGAACGTCTTAGCCATCCGTAGGAATT